TCATTATTGTGCCTCCAACATAGTCATTGGTACTCTATACGTTGTAAAATTACATTGTACTAAACATTTTGATTGCATAATTTTTTTAATTACACCAGGTGTTTTTTTAGTTTTTTGTACAATATTAACTTTTTGACCGACTTTCATAGTATCTTTAACTTTGTCTTTTATAACATTGTTAATCATATCTTTCATACTATTTAAATCCTTAATAGTCATTGTAGTCATCATAGTGTTAAAGTCTGTAATATTCATATTTTTCCTTTCTACTTACAGTTAAAACCGTTAACTTTTTTAAAATTATAATCGTGTATAATTTTGTTAATGGCATTTTTCATATTAATATCAATTAAATTTAAAAGTTCTTTATCAACTTCAATAATTTCTTTGATATTCTTGTTTATTTTATTAATTTGAGAATATGCAACGTTTCTAACGATTTGCAAATTCATTTTATTTGTTTTTGTTGTTTTCATACTGCTACTATATCAGAATGAGCAAGGAATTCAAGCAATTTCGGGAAAAAATACCAAAAAAATGTCGTTTTTTTACGTTGGGAACCGTAGGTTTTGGCACAAAAAGAACAAAACTAGAACAAAAACCGTTATAAATAGTAGAAATTAACTAAAAAATGAGGGAAATATGGCAAAAATGCGTGAATTTCTGTTTTGGAACGAATCAGGACAAGAAGAAAAAACAGAGCAGATGAGTTTAACAAAGGCAGTTAAGTCAATTCAGACAAAATTTAAGGATAAAATTGTTGGAGTTGAATATATTAGTAAAAAAGGTCAAAAAATCTCCGAAGGAATAAAATTACCTTGGGGAAGAAGTAAGAAATTGAGTAGATAATGGCAAAAGTAAGTAAAACTTTTGTAGCAAGAGAAAAATCATATAAAAAAACTTCTCAAGCAACAAAAAAAAGAGCAGTAAAGTTTAGTTCAATGAATAAAAGTAAAAAACGTAGTTGGAAAGCGTATAACGGACAAGGAAAAGGTTAATATGGCAAGTAGAGAAGGTGATTTTTTAACTACAGGTCACGGATGTGATGGAATTACTACTTTAGCAATATCTTTAGTAAGAACAGTTAAAGCAAACGGCATTTATGGTGCTGTAAGAGGCACTCCTACATCACCTCATACTATTCTAGTTCCTGGAGATCCACCAAGGTGTGTAAATCACCCAGCAATTTTAAATCAAGGTTCACCAAATGTAAGAATAGGCAATATACCTTGGGGTAGACTAGGTGATAGTGCAGATGGTGGTGTAATGATTACAGGCTCTACAAACGTTTTAGTAAACGGTAGATAATTCATATAAATATTGTTATGGCCTACTCAAACTATGACGCAACAACAACAAATAAAAGTAAGCGTTCAAATCGAATCTATAGTGATTTGAATTTAAGTTTTACTAAAAATCCTTCTACAAAGGATGTTGCAAAAGTTTTTGATATTATAGCAATTAAAAGGGCAGTTAAAAATATTATTTTAACAAACCGATATGAAAGGCCTTTTAATCCAGACTTTGGTGCAAGTTTAAGAGATTACTTGTTTGAAAATTTATCACCACCTGTTTTGATTAAAATAAAAGATAGAGTTGCTACAGCAATAGAAGAATTTGAACCAAGAGTACAAGTAGAAGATGTTATTGTAAGAGAAGATGTTGAAGGTAATGGTGTTAACATTACGGTTTCATTTTTAGTTATAGGAACAACTGAACCAATAACGATAACAACTTTTTTACAAAGAGTAAGGTAAAATGTCACAACATAAATTAGAAATTTCAGAATTAGATTTTGAAAATATAAAAGCTTCATTAAGAAGATTTTTATCCAATCAAAACGAATTTAAAGATTATGATTTTGAAGGTAGTTCACTTTCAATTTTATTAGACTTACTTTCTTACAACACTCATTACTTGGCTTACAATGCTAACTTTGTTGCCAACGAAATGTTTTTAGATACTGCTGAATTAAGAAGTAGTGTTGCTTCATTAGCAAAATTAGTTGGTTATACTCCAAACTCTGCTAGAGCACCAATTGCTGATTTAAGATTAGTTATTAATGATGGATCAGGTTCTACAATAAGTGTACCAGCAGGAACAAAATTTACCACAACTATTGATGATGTATCTTATAGTTTTGTATCAATAGATAATAAAACAATTACACCAGTTGATGGTGTTTATACTTTACAAAGTTTAAACGTATATGAAGGAACTTATGTTAATTATAATTACACAGTTGATACAGCTGATGTAGACCAAAGATTTTTAATACCAAGTGATAGAGTTGATACCACAACTTTAAAAGTTTCAATTCAAAATAGCGTTTCAGATACTACAACAAATACATTTACAAAAGCAACTTCAATTACAGAATTAGATTCAACATCAAAAGTTTATTTTTTACAAGAGGCTGAAGATGGTCAATATGAAATTTATTTTGGTGATGGTGTAATTGGTCAGGCATTAACTGATGGTAACATTATTACAATTAGTTATGTAGTTACAAATAAAACAGAAGCCAATGGTGCTTCATCTTTTAGTATATCTGGTTCTATTTCAGGTTTTACAAACATTACGATAACTGTAAACTCGGATGCTCAAGGCGGTTCTGAACCAGAAGCTATTTCAAGTATTAAACAAAATGTTCCTAACTTTTATGCAGCTCAAGACCGTGCTGTAACTGTAGAAGATTATAAAGTAAAAGTAAAAGAATTATATGCTAATACACAAGCAGTTTCTGCTTGGGGTGGTGAAGATAATGATACACCTTTTTATGGCCGAGTTTATATTTCTATTTTACCAGCAACAGGTTCAAATTTAACAGACACTACTAAAACATCATTAGTTACTCAACTAAAAAAATATTCAGTTGCTTCAGTAACTCCTGTTATTGTTGATCCAGAAACAACTTATATTTTATTAACAACAACTGTAAAATATGATGAACAGGCAACTACAAAAAGTTCAGATACATTAAAGTCAGATGTAACAACTACAATTACAAACTACAATTTAAATACTTTACAAAAATTTGATAGTATGTTTAGACATTCAAAATTAATTGGTTTAATTGATGATACCGATAATAGTATTTTATCAAATGTTACAACAATTAAATTTAGAAAATCCTTTGTACCAACTTTAGGCAGTTCTACAAAATATACAATTAGTTTTAATAACGCATTTTATAATCCACACACTGGTCATAGAGCAAACGCTGGTGGTATATTACAATCGTCAGGATTTAAAATTAATGGTGACGCAACTAATATTTGGTTTTTAGATGATGATGGAAGTGGAAATGTTAGAAGATATAGATTAGTAGGTTCAGTTAGAACCTATGCAGCTCAAAATCAAGGAACAATTAATTACTCAACTGGTCAAATAGTCATAAACAGTTTAAATATTGCTTCAATTGAAAATATTAGAAGTGCAGCTTCAACTGTTATTGAATTAACTGTTGAACCAAATTCAAATGATATTGTGCCTGTAAGAAATCAAGTTTTAGAAATTGATGTAGCAAACAGTACAATCAATGTCGAAGCTGATGCGTTAGTTGGAGGTTCAGCAAATGCTGGTATAGGATATACCACAACAAGCAGTTACAACTAATGAACAATGGCAACTTTTAAAGATAAAATATCCAATTTATTAAATTCACAAGTACCTGATTTTGTACTTGAAGACCATCCATTATTTTTAGATTTTGTAAAAGCATATTATAAGTTTTTAGAATCAGCAGAAATTACATTAACAAACATTGGTGATCCAGACCATTTACAATTAGATAATCAAACAAACGCAATTAACTTTATTCAGTTAAATGGTACAAATATAAATGGTGATGATGATGGTGATAGAATACTTTTAGAAGATACAAGTTACGGTGACTTTGTAAATGGTGAAACGATTACAGGCCAAACTTCAGGTGCAACCGCAACTGTTTTAATTGAAGATGTTGATGGTGGTTCACGTTTATTTGTAACTCATCAAAATAAATTTATTGAAGGAGAATTAATTATAGGTTCAACTTCAGCTGCAGAAGCAACAATTTCAAAATACAGAGCTAATCCAGTTCAAAACATTCAACAACTTTTAGATTATCCTGATCCTGATAAAACAATACAAGGATTTTTAACAAAATTTAGAAATGCTTTTTTAGCGTCTATACCAGACACACTTGACGGTGATATTGATAAAAGAAAACTTATTAAAAATATTAAATCACTTTATCGTGCAAAAGGTACAAAACGTGCAAGTGAAATATTTTTTAAATTGTTGTTTAATGAAACTGCTGAAATAAGATTTCCAAAAGAAAATATTTTAAGAGCGTCTGATGGTAAGTGGGATACTCAACAAGTTTTAAGATGTTTAGAAGTTGGTACATCTAACGCTACAAATTTAATTGGACAAACTATTACACAAGCAAATGTTCCATCTGACGGTAGTATTAACGAGGCAACAGCAATTGTTGAAAACGTTTTTAAATATGATATTGCAGGTGAAACTGTTGTTGAATTAATTTTAGGTGATGATACAGTTTCAGGCACTTTTGTTGCTGGGCAAAATATTACAGGTACAGATAACACAGATGAAGATGTATTAGTTACTTGTTCACTAAAAGGAATTATTAACACAAAAACAATTAATAATGATGGCACTCTTTATAACTCTGGTGATAGTATTGTGGTTTCTGGTGGAGGTAATGACGCAATTATTCAAGTTGACCAAGTAGGTTCAGGTTCTATTGAAAATGTATTTGTTGAAGATGGAGGTTCAGGATATGAAATTGGTGATACTGTTAATTTTAGTTCAGGTAATGCAACAGCAAAAGTTTCATTAATTAATGGCGGGTTTACACAAGAAGAGTCTACATCTACTGTAGATGACCATATTATTTTAGAAGACGAAACTGTAAGAGGTGATCCATTTACAGGAAATAAAATTGTACAAGAAAGTGGAACAGGTTCTGGTGATATTACAGACGTAAGAATGATTGAAACAGGAAATGGTTATACATCCTTACCAAGTGTTACTGTTACATCTACTGGTGGTTCAGGTGCAGAATTATATGCTTACGGTTCTGAAATAGGAAGAGTTTTAAGTTTAAAAACAATTGAGTTAGGATTTAATTATGAGTTATCTCCAACACCACCAACATTAACTTTACCAACTTATTTACATTTAACAAATCGTTCAGGTGGTTTTATTGTAGGTGAAACAATTACAGGTTTAGATGAAAGTTCAACTGCTGTAACGGCAACAGTTGTTTCATTAAATACAGATACAAACGTTTTAAAATGTTCAGGTGCTTCTGGTATCTTTGCTCAAAATACATCAATCGCAGGTGGTACAGGATTACAAACTGCCACAATTAAAAGAATTGACCAAGCGACAGCAACATCAACTGTGGCTGCGTTAGCAACAACAGATGGACGATTTATAAATCAGGATGGTTGGGTATCTGAAGACTCAATGTTAATACAAGACAGTTTATTATACCAAGATTATTCATATATTATAAGAGTTGGTCGTTCAATTAATGACTGGAGAGATACTTATACAAAAACTTTACATTCTGCTGGTTTCTACTTTCAAGGAGAAGTTGGTATTGAATCACAAATATCTGCTAGATTGAAAAATGTAACAGGTATTAATACAAGTGTAACTGAAGAAATCTTTGGAGTTTACAAAACAATCTTTACAACAATACTTGGAAGAAGATTGGGTACAACTACAGATGGTACAACGTTACGTGTCAATCCAGCACTTGGTGTTGATCCAGACTTTACAGATTCTACAAGTGAACACTTTACACCAAATACAAGAGATTTAACACTTACAGGTGCATATAAACTTATTTTTGAAAGCACACCTAAACTTACAATACGAGGCGATACAACAAAATTTGGATATGCTGTTGCAGGCCCTCGTATGAGAAATATTAACAGATTGTGGTATATACATAGTGGTAGTTCAATACCACAAACAACTGCTGTTGGGGCAGACTCAACAACAGCAAGTTATATCACTCCTATGACTATGGCAGATTGGGCAAATCATAGAATAATAGGAACACAAACAAATAACGATGGAGAAGTTGTACAGTATAGAGAAATCAATACTGATAATTTAAAAACATATATTGCCCTACCAACGGAGATTAGTATAAGTTACTAATTTGGTCGTATAAATATAAATAGAATTATTAAAGGATTAAGAAATTATGCCAGCGATAGTAACAAACAAGTTTAGAATACACAATTCCGAACAATTTTCGGAATCATTTTCAGAGGCCGCACCAAATGTCTATTATTTGACATTGGGGAGACCTCAAGCATTTGCAACATCAACAAGACCTGACTCTCGTACAGAAAACGAAGGTTTAGATACTTCACCTATTACACCTGCTGATTCAGTAGATTCAGAATTTTATACTTTTGATGATACACTTGCTGCTAAAAAAATTACATCTTCAGATGTGTCTTATGTAATACCAAGAAGAAACTGGACGTCTGGCACAGTTTATGATATTTACAGACACGATTATGGAAGAAGAATTACAGGTACAACTACAACTCAAACATCAGCAAGTGGTGCTTCAAATTTATATGACGCAACTTTTTATGTTATTAATAGTAACAATGATGTTTACAAATGTATTGATAATAACGGTGGTGGTACATCAACTTCAGAACCTACAAGTACAGGTACTTCAATCTTTGATCCAGGTGATGGATATAGATGGAAATATATGTACTCTTTAACTGCTTCGGAAGTAACAAACTTTTTATCAACAGACTTCATGCACGTTTCAACAGATACAGCAACAGTACAACCTGCTGCTATTAATGGTGCATTAGACACAGTAAAAATTAAAACTGCTGGTTCTGGATACACTATTTCAGGTGGTGCAACTTCAGGAACAATTACGGCAGTTCCAATAAGAGGAGATGGTTCAGGAGGTGTTGCTTCTGTAACTTTAACTTCAGGTGCTATTTCAGCTGTAACGGTTACGACTGCTGGTACAAATTATACTTACGGTTATATTAGAAACGCAGATATTATTGCTGCTACAAATGCTGGTGGTACTGGTTCTGGTGCAGAATTAGATGTAATTATTCCACCAAAAGGTGGTCACGGTTCAAACGCTGTAAAAGAATTAGGTGGATTTTATGTAATGTTAAATGTGAACTTTGAAGGAGTTGAATCAGGTTCTGGTTCAGACGTAACTGCTGCAAATGACTTCAGACGTGTATGTTTAATAAGAGATCCAGACTCTGGTGGTTCTGCTGCTTCAGCAACTACTTTAAGAGGAACAAAAGCAATTCGTATGGCTGCTTCTCCAACACCAGGTACTTTTCAAGTTGATGAAGAAATCAATCAGGCAACTACAGGTGCTGTTGGTAAAGTTGTAGAATGGGATGCTACAAACAGAATTTTATACTATATTCAAACAAGATTTAATGACGAAGGTGCAGATAGTAATGGTAACTTAACTGCCTTTTCTACTGCTGCTGTTATTACAGGACAATCTTCAAGTGCTACGGCTACTCCTGATACAGGATTTACTAATAATGTAAATGGTGCTTCATTTACTGCTGGTTATTCTGCTTCAGAAATAGACGCTGACACTGGTGATGTTATGTACATTGAGAACAGAGCACCGATTACTCGTGCTACTGACCAGACAGAAAATGTTAAACTTGTTATTGAATTTTAATAATTAGGAAGAGAGAGAATGCCAAGTCCAACTGATTTCAATGTCAGCCCTTACTATGACGATTATACAGAGTCGAAAAAGTTTCATAGGATTCTTTTTAGACCTGCGTTTGCTGTACAGGCTAGAGAATTAACTCAATCTCAAACTCAATTACAAAATCAAATTGAAAGAGTATCCGACCACCTTTTTGATAAAGGTGCTATGATTATTCCAGGTGAGATTGGATATGATTTAAATTATTATGCTGTTAAATTAACTTCAAAATCTGCTTCAAGTGTAACTGATTATATTGACACAGTAGTTACAGGTGGTACTTCAGGAGTTACTGCTAAAGTTGTAAACGCTGTTGCAACTGATGGAACTGATCCAGATACTTTATATGTTAAATATTTAAATACAGCTTCAGACGAGTCAACAATTGTATTTACAGATGGTGAAACAATTACATCTGATGGTTCAGGTACACCAACTGCTGTCGTTGATACAACAGCAACTGGTTCGGCTGCACAAATACAACAAGGTGTTTATTACATCAATGGATTTCACGTTCAAGTATCAGCACAAACTTTAATACTTGACAAATATACTAACACTCCAAGTTATAGAGTAGGTTTAACGGTTTCAGAAACTTTTGTTACTCCTGGTGATGATGCCACTTTAAATGATAATGCAGCAGGTTCATCTAATGTCAATGCACCTGGTGCTCACAGATTTAAAATAGAATTAACATTAGCAAAAAGAGCTTTAACAAGTACAGAAGATACAAACTTTTATGAGTTATTGAGATTAAGTGAAGGTACTTTACAAAATCAAGTTAGAACAACTGAATATGCTGTATTAGAAGATACTTTTGCTAGAAGAACATATGACGAATCAGGTGACTACACAGTTAGAGCATTTGATATAGATGTTAGAGAACATTTAAATGACGAAGCTGGTAATCGAGGAATATATACATCAGCAAATGGTGGTGACAATGCTAAATTAGCAGTTGGTATTTCTCCAGGTAAAGCATATGTTAGAGGATATGAAATAGAAAAAATTGGTACAACTTTTGTTGATGTAGATAAGGCAAGAGATTTTGATACTCAAAATAACTTTAATACAAGATTTGATGTTGGTAACTTTGTAAATGTTACAAACATTTATGGTTCACCAGATGTGGGATTTGTTTCTGGTGATGTAGAAGCTTTCAAAGCAGTTAATTTATATAAAACTGCTACAGGTTCTCGTGGTACTGAACAATCAACAAGTGGTGCAACTGTACCTCAAATTGGTCGTGCTAAATCCAGAGGTTTTGAATATTCATCTGGTAATGCTGCTTCAAATATTTTTGCTAGTGGTTCACTAACAAGTGCAATATACAAACATTATCTGTTTGATATTACAATGTTTACACACTTAAATATTACAACCGACCAATCATTTACTACAGGTGAAGTTGTAACAGGCAGTACCTCAAATGCTACTGGTAATGTACAAAGTGTTTCAACAACAAGGTCAGTTGCGATAACTGATATTTCAGTCGCAAGTCCAGGTGTTGTAACCGCAACATCACACGGTTTTGAAGAAGGACAACAAGTTACAATTTCAGGTGCAACCTATCAAGTTGATTCAACTGCTCAAGGCACTGCTGTATTTACAGTTAGAAATCCAGACACAAACACTTTTGAATTATATGATACAGATGGCACAACAGCAATAAATGTAACTTCATATGCTTCAGGTGGTACTGCTACACACGGTGTTGTAGTAATATCAAATGTACAAGGAGATTTTTCTGCTGGAGAAACTATTACAGGTGGTACTTCTTCTAATACTGCTGTAATTCAAGCAGATGCTGTAGGATTTAAAGGTGTTACAGATTTTGATTTTCCACAAATTAAACAAATTGGTATGGCAGGTTCGCCAACTTATACTGCTGATACAGCACTTGATGCTACAAACGGAAGTAACTTTACATTAACAGGAACAATTGATATTGGTTCAGGTTCTGCTGATGTACAAGGTATTAATACAAGATTTGCTGAAGAATTAGTTGTAGGTGATTCAATTTCATTTACAAATGATAGTGGTAATACAGAAACAAAATTAGTAGAGGCAATTATTTCTAATTCTAGTTTAACACTTAATAGTGTAACAGCTGCAGCTTCTACAAAAACAATTATAACGAGAAGACGAAGTGTTATTCAATCACCAGAAAAAAATGTTTCTATATTTAAGTTACCATATCAAACAATTAAAACTTTAAAAACAACTAATAATTCTGGTATCACAGACACAAACTTTACAGTAAGACGACATTTTACTGCTACACTTTCTTCAAATGGTGATGCTACAATTACTGCTGGTACTAACGAAACATTTAGTGCTTTAGCAGAAAAAGATTTTTCAGTTTCAATTATGACAACAGGTGCTGGTACTTCAGGTGCTGTTGGGGATGTTTTAAGTTTAACAGGTAATAACCACGAAGGTGATTCTATTTTTGTATTAGGTGGTTCACCATCAGGTAAAACATTAACATTAGATTTTGGTACTGATTATCAAGGTCATAAAGTTAAAATACTTGCTACTGTAAATAGAAGTGTTGCAGGCTCAAAAACAAAAACACTTAACTCAAATACAACTGTTCAAAAAACAGGTCAAACTGAAATTGAGTCTGGTACAATTGGTTTAGGAAAAGCAGACGTTTATCGAATTAATGCTGTTTATATGTCTGCTGACTTTAGTACAAATGCTACAGCCAGTGATACAGATATTACAAGTCGTTTTGATTTCGATACAGGACAAAGAGATAACTTCTATGATATAGGTAGATTAAGATTAAAAAATGGTGAAATTACTCCAACAGGTAGATTACTTGTTGACTTTGATTACTTTTCACATGGTTCAGGAGATTACTTTGATGTGGACTCTTATTCTGGTGTAATTGATTATGAAGATATTCCTGCTTATATATCAACAACAACTGGTGTAAGATATGAATTAAGAGATAGTTTAGATTTTAGACCAAGAGTTGATGACGCTTCAACTATTAATTCAGGTTCGCAAGACCGTTCATTTGATGGTAGTGGTGCCTCAACAGTTGATCCAATAGAATTTGGTTCTGATATATCTTCAGATTTTGAGTTCTATTTAGGAAGAGTAGATAAAATTTATTTAGATAAAGATGGTAACTTTAAAGTTTTAAAAGGTTCAAGTTCGGCACAACCAAGAGTGCCTGGTACACTAGACAATGCTATGCACCTATACACATTATTTTTACCAAGTTATACTTTAGATACAGCTGAAGTTGGTATTGAACACGTTGATAATAAACGATACACAATGAGAGATATTGGACGTATCGAAAATAGAATTGAAAATATAGAATACTATACTCAACTTTCATTATTAGAAACAGCTGCACAAAATTTACAAATACAAGACGCTGATGGTTTTGATAGATTTAAAAATGGATTTGTTGTTGATAACTTTGTAGGTCATGGTATTGGTGATGTTGGTAATAATGATTACAAAGCTGCAATGGATTATGCAAAGGGTGAAATGCGACCAACATTCCACGAAGACGCTGTACAGTTAATTGAAAGAGATGATGATGGTACTGCTATTGTTGACGCTGATAGAACAGCTGCAAACTATCAAAAAACTGGTGACTTAATTACGTTACCATATACAGAATCAACTTTAATTGACCAACCTTATGCTAGTAAATCAATTAATGTAAACCCGTTTGGTGTATTTACTTGGATTGGTTCAATAGAATTAACTCCACCAAGTGATGAGTGGAAAGAAACAGAAAGAGCACCTGAATTAGTTATTAATAATCCTAATGGAAGTTGGGATAACTTAACAAGAAATACAGGTAATTCTTCTCAATTATCAGAATTTCCAATGTCAACAGTTTGGAATGAATGGCAAGATACTTGGACAGGACGACCTGTTGAAACAGAAAGAAGACGAGTGGGTACTTATGAAACAAGAGGTGGTCACGGTTGGAGAGTAATTGCTAGAGAACAAATTACAACAGCTCAACAAGTTTCACAAACAAGAACAGGTATTAGAGCAGTTGCTGTACCAGAAACAGTTAGAACATCAATTGGTGATAGAGTAGTTTCAGTTGCTTTTGTTCCATTTATTAGAAGTAGAACATTAACATTTGTTGCTACAAGAATGAAACCAAATACAAGAGTTTATCCTTTCTTTGACAATATTGATATATCTTCATATGTAACACCAGATGGTGGTTCATTAGGTGGTAATTTAGTAACAGACGCAAATGGTAAAGTTGAAGGAACATTTGCCATACCTGATCCAAAAGTTAACGCAAACCCTAGATGGAGAACAGGTCAAAGATTATTCAGATTAACAAGTTCATCTACAAATAATTTAACAAACGCAAACGTTGAAACAGCTGCAAATGCTGAATACGTTGCAAGAGGATTATTAGAAACTGTAAGAGAAACAATTTTATCAAGTAGAGAAGCAAGAGTTGAGATGAGAAGTGTAACTGAATCTCAAACAATTACAAGAACATCTACAAGAACAACTGAAAGACAAGTTGGATACCACGACCCATTAGCACAAACATTCTTAATTGATGATGAAGGTGGTGTATTCTTAACTTCAGTAGACCTATTTTTTAGTTCAAAAGATGATAATATTCCAATTACAGTACAAATTAGAGATGTTGTAAATGGTTATCCAGGTCAAAAAATATTACCATTCTCGGAAACAACTTTAAATCCAAGTTCAGTAAATGTAAGTTCAGATGCTACAACAGCAACTAAATTTACTTTTTCAAGTCCTGTTTACATACAAGACAATGTTGAATACTGTATTGTTGTATTAGCAAACTCACAAGAGTACAATGCTTATGTGGCAAGATTAGGTGAAACAAATTTAGGTTCTGATAGAACCATATCGCAACAGCCATATGCTGGTGTATTATTTAAATCTCAAAACGGTTCAACTTGGACGGCTGACCAAAACGAAGATATGAAATTCTTGTTAAGAAGAGCCGAGTTTAGTCAAGTTACAGGTACGGTCACATTAACAAATGACACTTTACCTGCAAGAACACTTAAAAATAATCCTATTAGAACAACAAATGGTTCTGGTGTAATTAGAGTATTCCATCCAAATCACGGAATGCACGGTACAGATAACAATGTTACAATTGCTGGTGTAGCAAGTGGTACTTACAATGGTATTACTTCGGCACAAATTAATACAACATATACAAGTATTTCAAATGTAACTTTAGATAGTTATGATGTTACAACTGCTGGTACAGCAACGGCCACTGGAGATGTAGGTGGTGCAACAGTAACCGCTACACAAAACAGAGCATTTGATGTCTTAAACCTTGGTGGTATTCAAACTATGTTAGTACCAGGAACAAATATAGATTACTATGTAAGACCAACAACTGGTAAATCCATTCACGGTTCTGAATCAGAATTTAGTTTAACTTCATTTGCTAATAAACTTGCTGTTGTAAATAATGATAATATTTTCTTTACAACACCACAAATTGTTGCAAGTGAAATTAATGAAACAAATGAAATGTCAGGTGCTAAATCATTCTACACAATTTTAGAGTTATCAACAACAAACACAAAATTATCACCTGTGTTAGATACTCAAAGAATGAGTGCCTTTACAATTCAAAACAGATTAAATAATCCTACTGTAAGTAATACACCAAACTTTGTTGCTGATACAGCTGCAACAGGTTCATCAACTGCTGCTGTGTACTTAACAAAACCAATTGTATTAGAAAATGCTTCAACAGCACTAGATATAAGATTAACAGCAAATATTCGTTCAAGTTCTGAAGTTGAAATGTATTATAGAGTTACAGGTCCAGAAGATGAAAGAAATATTGAAGATTTAGATTACACACCATTTAATTCAGATGGAAGTCCAGATGTTGCAATTACTCCTGCTGAAGATGATTCAACATTTAAAGAATACAAATATTCAGCAACTAATATACACGACTTTACATCATTCCAATTAAAAATTGTAATGAAAGGAAGTATATCATCATATCCACCTATTTTAAGAGATATGAGAGGTATTGCATTGGCGGTCTAATATGAGTAGATTAAAAGTAGAAGGATATTCAAATTTAGAAAGAGATACAAACTCAAACGCAATTGTAAACACAAATGCTTCTGAATATCAAATTTATATGAAAAGACACAAAATGAGAGAAAAACAAAGTGATGAATTAAGAAATACTGTAAAGGAAATAAATAGTTTAAAGTCTGAATTATTTGAAATCAAAAAATTATTAAAAGAGGTAATTAACAAGTAAAATGGCCGCAAGAACAGTATTAACGACAGATACACTTGAAACGTTTAGAACGACCTTTAACAGTCTTTCACAAACGGATATAGGTGATCCAGCGACACTTACTACGACTGCTACTGATTTAGTCGGTGCAATCAATGAAGTGTCTGCTTCTCACTATTCTGGTTTTACAATCGTTGATAGTTCTTCATCTACAACTCAAAGTATTGCTGGTGGTGATACTATCACTTTTACTGGAGATTCTAATATAACGGCGGCTGTGAGTGCTACAGACACGGTTACCTTTACACTTAACTCTACAATAACAGGTTTGACAAGTATTACATCTACAACATTAACAGACGGAACATTAACAATTACAGGCGGTAATATATCTGGTGCAGGTACAATTACAGCAACAACATTAACAGACGGTACAGCATCAATTTCAAGTGGTGCAGGTACAGGTTTTACAAGTTTTGATGCAATAACAATTACAGAAAATAGTGTTTCTGTTGCAACAAGACCTTTTGCAATTGCTCAAGCAGTTGCTCTAGGATAATATTATAAATAGTATAAATATTAAAAGGAAACAACAATGGCTAACGATTTTAAAAGATTTACAAAACCAGATGTCGGAACAAGTACAGGCGCTTCTGCTGACGCTGTTTATACAGTACCAGCGGGTGCAGGTTCAACTGCGTTAGAATCAATTATTATTGGAATCACATTAGCAAATAAAACAGCGGCAGGTATTACTGCTTCTGTATTTTTGGATAACTATGATGGTTCAAATGATGTTTACATTGTCAAGGACGCTACAATTCCTGCAGGCGCTTCATTAGAAGTAATGTCAGGAAATAAAATAGTAGTTCAAAACGATGGTTCAACTGGTGATGTATTAAGAGTAGAGGCAAGTTCAGGTTCATCACTTGACGCTACTATCACAGTATTAGAAGACGTATAAGGATAACAAATGGCGTATATTGGAAAAGACCCAGCACAATTTAAACGTGCTCTTAATGAAAAAGATACATTTACTGGTGACGGTTCTACGGTCGCTTTTGATTTAACAAGCGACGCTTCAAGTGCGAATGAGATACAAGTATTTGTAGATAATATTAGACAAGAACCAGGTGCTTCAGACGCCTATACTTTAGGTGAAGACGGATCAGGTAATTTAAGAAGAATTACATTTACGGCCGCTCCAGATAGTGGTGCTGAAATATACGTTTTAAATCCAAAAACAATCGATTCAAATTTAATCGTTCCATCAGACAATTCAGTAACATCAGCAAAAATAGTTGATGGTACTATTGTAAATGCCGACATAAATGCTTGTGCGGCCATTTCAGATACAAAATTAGGAACAATCTCAACAGCTTGTAAAGTTGCTACAACAGCAATTTCTCAACCAGGTTCATCAAGTGTATATCTTGCTGGTGATGGTAGTTGGGGTGCTATAGATACTTCACAACAAGACACAAACGCTTTTAATATTTCACTATTAGGATTTAAGATGGCAGTAAACGAAGGTTTAACTGTATTCAATTTAGTAGATGGTGTAGTTGACGAATTTAATGATGAGTCTGGAACAGATGAAGCTGAAGGTTCTAACGATTTATATTGTGGTACAAGTGATTATTATATTAATAGTACCGTTGCCGACGGCACTCCAGTTGCTGCTTTATCGGCTGGTTTTTCATCAACAACAATAACTGAACCAGATACTTCAGTTGCTGCTACAAATCCCTCATATGGTTCAGGAACTTTAGGTACATTTACAGTACCTTCTGGTGTTTCAAGTTTAACTCTTTATACTTGGGGTGGTGGTGGAGGTATGGGTAATAATCCATCTGATACAGTTTATGCTGGTGGTGGAGGAGGTTTTGCTACAGGTAATTTAGCTGTAACAGGTTGTCAAAGTTTAAAAGTTTTAATCGCTGAAGGAGGTGGTGCTTCTAATTCAGGTACTTTTCCAAGCCCTCTTACATCTTCGCCAGGCACAATAGGTAATGCAGCTTCTTGGGGTGGCGGTGGAGGACTTGTAGGTCCTGGTACTGCTGATGGTTGTAGTGGTTTTGCTGCTGGTGGCGGTGCTTCTGCTATATTTGCTCCTACAGTTTCTTATTCAGTTGCTAGTTGCGGTGTTCCTGCTCCTAATGCTCCTGGAATTTATATGGTCGCTGCTGGTGGAGGTGGTGCTGGTTGGGGACAAAATAACGGTTCTATAGGAGGTGGTGCTGGTGGAGGTTTAACTGGTGATGCTGGTGCGACTACAAACGAACAAACTGCTAAAAATGGTGCTCATCCTGCTTCAGGCGGTGGTGGAGACCAAGAACAAGGTGGTCAAGGTGGTACTTTAGGACAAGCTGGTGATCCTGGAACATTTATGGCAGGTGGAGGTGCTGGAGAAACAAATGGTGGTGCTGGTGGTGGAGGATATTACGGTGGTGGAGGTGCTGCTGGTTCAGGTCCTGCTTCTGATGATAGATATGGTGGAGGTGGTTCATCATATTATGGACACCCACAAATAACTTGTGGTTCAACTGAAGAAGGTTCTGGTGATACAGGTGGTGGAACAACAAATCCAAATTATGTTGCTTGCACAAATGAAGGAGGTGCTCCAAGAGGTACTAATGGTGAAAACGGATATGTACTAATATCAGCTGCTGCTATATGTGCTTCTGCTACATCTACAACAATTGTATCAGAACCATTTACATCAACAAGTGTACCAACAAGTGCTAGAATAGTTGTATTTGAAGAAAACATTGATACACCTACATTAAATACAGACGTTATTGCTAGTATTAGTAGAGATGGTGGAACAACATTTACAAATGCGACATTAACAGATTCAGGATATGTAACAGGATCCTCAGGACAAAGAATTTTAACTGGACAAGCAACTATCTCTGGCCAACCAAGTGGTCAATCAATGAGATGGAAACTTGCCCTTGCTAACAATACGGTGAAGATACACGGTGTATCTTTACAATGGGCTTAAT